ATGGCAACGGTTAAATTCTACCTTGATAAAAGAAGGCAAAAAAAAGATGGTACTTATCCGATAAAGTTGAATGTATTCCACAACAAACAAATAATGATAGCTACGCAGCTAAGTGCATCGGAAAAAGAATGGAATGGGAACGAATATTCTGTGCGTGCACAAAATTACAAGCCGAGAAATATAGTTGCCCGTGGAATAATAAACAAGGCGGAAACAGTAATATTTACTTTAGAGCAACAAGAAAAGTTGAAATCAACTACAGACAAAGCTTTGAAGAAGTTGATAGAGGACGCTATAAGTAGCAAGGTTGAAAATCAAAAGACGTTTCTCTATTATCTTGATGAATTCGTTTCCAAGAAAACCAATCAGGGGACTAAGTCTATATATACAACCACAAGAAACAAGATTGAGGAATACGATAGTCATTGTACTTTTGAGAGCATGGATAAGTCGTGGCTGGAAAACTTTGAAGCGTGGATGGCAAAGACGATGAAGGTTAATGCCTACGCTATTCATTTACGGAACATACGTAGTGTATTCAACTACGCCATTGATGAGGAGTACACAACATTGTATCCATTCAGAAGGTTTTCAATAAAGAAAGAGGAAACCCGAAAACGCAGCCTTACAGCAGAACAACTTAGGTTATTGAGAGATTATCCATGTGAGGAATACCAGATTAGATATAGGGATATGTTCATGCTCATGTTCTATCTCATAGGAGTAAATGCAGCCGATTTGTTCAACGCAAAACATTCTGCATTGGTAAATGGTCGTTTTGAATATAAAAGAGCTAAGACGGGGAAATTATACAGTATTAAAGTAGAACCGGAAGCGCAGGCTATAATTGAGAAATACAAAGGGAAGGATTATCTTCTTAATATAATGGATGACTACGGAAATTACAAGGATTTCCTACATCGTATGGGAATAGGGTTAAAACAGATTGGAGAGACAGAAAGGAAGGGATTGGGAGGGAAAAAGAGTAGAAATCCTTTATTCCCTGATTTGTCCTCATATTGGGCAAGACACACATGGGCCACGGTAGCGGCAGAACTCGATGTCCCCAAAGAGGTAATCGCCCACGCGCTTGGGCATAGTTGGGCGAACAGTACAACAACCGACATCTATATCCGTTTCGATATGAAAAAAGTGGATGAAGCGAATAGAAAGGTTATTGATTTCGTGAACAATATCAATATGTAAATATATCATTATAAATGCAATAAAATGTTAATATAAAGATACACTTCTATATCTATAATATATTGATTATTAGATGGTAATGTGTATATCATTTTTATTATATCATCCTTTTAGGCGTTCTTGCTCCCTTTTAGCCCCTTTTAGCGACAGAATGAAAAGTAAATATTAAAGATTGTTCCTTTTCTCCGATTGTGCAAAAAAACATTCCTACTTTTACCCGTGTAACAAGTACGGGATGTTACCAGACATTGATTAAACATTCTCCTTATGGAGGTTATATATGATTGCCTCGTAGTAGCTCGTACCTATTACGGGGCTTTCTATTTAAAGCCAGTATACAATCGGTCATGACGCTGTGTGTGCACCTCTGACCGATGAAGGAACTTTGTAGAGGGCTGTGAAAACGGGGCGGGAAACCGCAGGAAGTACGATGCAAGGAAGCACTTAGAGGATGCTTGTACGGGTGTCACCCCACCTAAAACCTCGAAGCGGATGCAGGTTGATGTCATTCGCCCCTTGAAAGGCTCGGTCGTTATACGGGAGTTTGGAACCATTCAAGAGGAAAGTCCGTTGGCCGTTTGGCTCAATACGTCCAGGTGAAATCGGACTGCCAAATCGCCTAAAGGACACTCTATACCCACGTGGCTGGTGTTGCCGGGAATTTGGGTTGAGTGTATAACCAATAAGCCATGATTAAGAACATTAAAATATGCGCTATAATTGCAATATATTTTTATTATCTTTGCAAAAGCATGTCAAGTGGCATGCTTCCCATACTAACGAAAAGACATGAAAGGACTTACAATCAAACAAGAGAATTTTTGCAACTACTACATCGAAAGCGGTAATACTTCCGATGCCTATCGTCGTGCCTATTCGTGCGAGAAGATGAAAGATAAACAAGTGTGGGAAGAATCTTGCAAGTTGTTGTCCAACCCAAAGGTAGCCCAAAGGGTCAAAGAGTTGCAGGAGGAACAAAAAAACAAATCGGATATAACTAAAGAACGCATTCTACAAGAATTGTCCGGTATAGCTTTCTCATCCATTGCCAGCATGCACAACACATGGATAGAGCGTAAAGAATTTGATGAACTCTCTGACAAAGAGAAATCAGCAATAAAAAGTATATCTACCAAGATATTGAAAAAAAATATCGGAACAAGTGATGCTCCGGAAATTGTAGATGTTGAATATGTGAAGATAGAACTTTATGATAAGATAAAGGCTATTGAGCGTATATGTAAAATGCTTGGGTTTGATGAGCCTACCGAAATAGAGATGAATACCAGCAAACCCATAAGTGTCGAGGATGCAAAGAAACTGATAGAAAGGCTATGATGGACGGTGTACGGTATCTACAAGCATTTTGTATGTCGGGCGTTCTCAATTACACAAAATTTTTCTTTAAAAGTAAAACAGGGCGCAAATTTGTAGTGAGCAGACACCATGAACGCATATGTAATGCGTTGGATGATGTTATTTCCGGAAAAATTCAAAAACTGATAATCAATATTGCACCACGATATGGAAAGACCGAATTAGCCGTAAAGAACTTTATATCATACGGATTGGCACTCAACCCTTCCTCAAAGTTTGTCCATCTCTCATATTCTGACGATTTGGCTCACGATAATTCAGAAGAGATTAGAGACATAGTTAAATCAGAAGAGTATCAACAGTTGTTCCCGTATGTCCAGATAAAGAGAGGAACAGACAGCAAAAAGAAGTGGAGTACCACAGCTGGCGGTGGTGTATATGCGGTGTCAACAGGTGGACAGATAACGGGATTTGGCGCTGGAAAGGTGGACGATATAGATGATAAAGAAACAGAAAAAGAAATAGATAGCATATTAAAGGGGGCAAGGTTTTCCGGCGCCATTGTCATAGACGACCCTATTAAGCCGGAGGACGCTTTGTCTGACGTGAAAAGGGAAAAGGTTAACCAACGCTTTGAAACTACTATCCGTAACCGAGTGAACAGCCGAAACACCCCGATTGTAATAATCATGCAGCGCCTGCATGAGAATGATTTGTGCGGCTATCTTATGAAAACAGAGCCAGGGCAATGGACTGTCCTTTCATTGCCGGTCATAGAAAAAGAAGCGGACGGGAAAGAATTTCCTTTGTGGGAATTTAAACACACATTGGATGAATTGCATAATCTCAATAGAATAAATCCATTCGTCTTTGAAACACAATATATGCAGAACCCTACACCTATAGAAGGTCTTATGTACGGTACATTCAAGACTTATAGGGAAATACCATATACCAACCGTGCCATTCGGAAAAATTATACCGATACCGCAGATACGGGCAGTGACAGATTATGTTCCATAGATTATGTGGATACAGAAATAGGCAACTTTATTTTAAGCATACTGTATACGGACGCTCCTATGGAGGTTACGGAGCCGAAAGTTGCAACCATGCTTGCTAAGGACGGAATAACCGTGGCTAATATCGAAAGCAATAACGGTGGACGTGGTTTTGCCCGAAACGTAGAGCGGCAATCACGCATAATGGGCAATAATGAAACAGAAATAAAATGGTTTCATCAGTCGGGGAATAAGGAAGTTCGAATATTTACCCGCTCCGCTGAGGTTATGAATCTTACATATATGCCGGAAGGTTGGGAAGTGCTCTTTCCTGAATTTTATGCAGAGATAAAATCTTTTAGGAAGTTCGGGAAAAACGCACATGATGATGGGGCAGATGCTCTTACCGGAACCGTAGAAAAACGCGGAGATTTTGAATATGACAGCTATGAGGCTGCGACATTCGCGTTTTCCGGCATTCCAATTGTAGAAATACATCCACTGCTTAATGGGCGTTTTCTGTATGCGAAAGCGTATGTTGTACATGATACAATATATGTGGACGATGCGTATATAGGAGAATTGATTCCCATCAAAGAAATCGCCGCGCTGGTCGCTGGTGCCGATGTAAACATTGAGACTTCGCAGGCGATGCTTCATTATATACGCGATTATAGGGCTGAAATAGGTGATGTGTGGGCAAGGCAAGAAAATACAGGGAAACTTTCTTATATTGAAGCATTTAAGGGGCTAATTCGAGATTTTAAATTCAAGAGAGATAATAAAATGTCCTTATTTATGCGTAATCTAATGGACTATGACGGCAAAGATGTCTATGAAGCAATGTATGTATTGTGTTGTATAGCGGATAGAGTAAAAAGAAAATCAAAAAAATAATCATAAAAATGATGTTTGTTATTTGGAATTAGTCTAAATAATATATATATTTGCACACGTAGGGTCACTACAAGCGTGTGAAGTTGCACGCAACCGTATTAATGGACTAAAACACTAAATATATGGGAGTGGCCGCATTTATTTGCTGTCACTCCTGCTTTGTATATGGGCATATTTACTAAATTTTGGAAGCCAGAGAATAAAAAGTCTATTCCGATGTATGATAATGTAAATCGGGTAGAAAGAGATGCAGCAGGAAACTACTGGTTTTTGTCCGATTTGTTCGGAAGGCGTTCCAAATGGAAAGTGTATTATGACATGACTAACAATTTGGATAAAGCCGGAGCGCTTGTTTCCTGTACGCCTTTCTTCACTGTAGTTGATAAAATCGGCTCTATGATGTCCCGTGGTATTCCTTATGTGGTAGATAAGGATGGAAATGAAAAAAGGACATTTGCCGATATACGTAATATACTCAACGCTCCCAATCCGCTGCAAACATTCTCTTCATTTATAAAGCAAATTGAAATATGTCTTAAGGTATTCGGCTATTGTCCAATTGTTCTTGTTAGAGCGACAAAAACAAGCACTCCTAAGGCAATGTGGATAATTCCACCTGAGATTTTCCATATGGAAGGAACCGGTAAGGTGTTTCGCCAATACGAACTGAAAAATATTATATCAAGTGTATATATAGACTGTAACGGAACTCGATTAGAGTTGGAGGACTATGAATATCTTGTAATATATGACAGCAATATAGTAATAAATAGCGGTGCGACTGCTGATGTCAAATTTGAGTCCGTTTCAGATAGCCTTTCCCAGCCTATATCAAACTGGGTAGCTTCTATGTCTGCAAGCCATACATTGCTTGTAAATGGTGGTCCTAAAGGCGTGCTCTATAATGATTATACTGACCAGATGGGAAATGTTGCCCTTTCCTCGGAAGATGAAAAGGATATAAAGGACAGATTTAAACGTGATTATGGCTTAGTAAACAAGGAATATCCCATTTTGGTGACACGTTACAAATTAGGATGGCTTCCTCTTGATTTTAATGCTGATGAATTAAAACTTCATGAAGAGGATAAGAGGTGTACAGATAAGATTGCCAATGCAATGGGCATAAATGCCAATCTTTTTACGGATGCCAAATACGACAACCTTGAAAGTGCCGGGAAAAAGGCTTATCAGGACGTAATCATTCCAGATAGCCGAAAGATAGCAGAATGTCTTTCAAAAGCCATATGTCCGGAAGGTGTTTTTATTAAGATTGATTTTACAGATGTTGAATGCCTTCAAACCAATAAGGAGACAGAAGCCAATACATTGGTTAAAGTTGCTGATGCCTTACAGAGATTGATAGATAAGTCTTTGATAACACATGATGAGGCACGTATAGAAGTTGCAAGATACATAGATATTGACCCGGATAATCCAAAAGGAGATTTTGATAGCAATGCAGCAAGCAGTGCATCTGTTGAAAATAACGTCAATAACAGTAAGGAAAATGGAAACAATGACAAATAAATACAAAGATAAGATGGGGATGCAGTATAAATTGTTCTCCATAAACTCAAAGGATGTCCAATACAGCCCCGAAAGCCGGACTATCAGCGGATACGCTGCTGTATTCGGAAACGTGGATAAGGCTCATGATATTCTATTGAAAGGTTGCTTTTCAAAAAGTATCAATGAAAGAGGGCCGCAAAGCCAGGCAAATGACAAAATTATACTCCTTTGGATGCACGACATGTCAGAGCCTTTGGGATTTATTACAGAATTGAAAGAAGATGATAGAGGGCTTTATTTTGAGGCGCGCATTGATGAGATTGAACTTGGAGATAGGGCCATAAAACAACTTGAGTCAGGCACGCTTAATCAATTCTCTATTGGCTATGAGTATGTATGGGAGAATTGCGAATGGGATTACGAAAAAGAAGCCCTGATTGTTAGAGAGGTTAAGCTGTATGAAATATCGGTAGTATCAATTGGCTGTAATGGAGAAACTGAGTATTTGGGGTTGAAGTCAATTGAAGACTACGAAAACGCTTATAAGGATTTAAGCGGTGAAATTTCCTTGTTATGTAAAAATATGAGTACAACCAAGCAACAGCGTTTGCAAAAAATTATAGCCAAAGCAATGTCACTTGCATCTTTTAGGCCGGACGGTGTTATACCTGCTCCACCCAAAGGGATGGAAGCCGGCAGTAATGGCAAAACGGAAGAAAAATCATTATGTAATTTATTAAAACTAAAATCGGTATGAAATTAGGATTTTTAGAACTTATGGACACATCCGGCTTGTCCGAAGAAAACAAGAAGTTTTTTGAATCTTTGGACGAAAAAATGGGAGAAGCCTTTGAAAAACAAGTGAAAGGTTATCTTGCGGATGAAGTGAAATTGGAAGATTTGCGTAAATCCATAAAGGATGCCGCTGATTCCATAAATGACATCAAGGAAAAGGATTTTGCCGGCATTGACAAAAAGACTTTTGAGGAGAAGGTTAATGAATTGGAGAATGCCATTTTACGTGTAAAGGCTTCTACCGAAGTAGGTAAAAACGGGGAGGTAAAGATTAAATCTGTTTATGAGCAGCTACACGAACAGCTCAAGGAGTATATTGCTGCGGACAAGAAGGGCGTTATGTCTCTTGATTTGAAATCGGCTTGTCAGTCGGCTCCCGGCAATAAGTTGGGATTAAATCTTGTGCTGGAAAAGAAAGACGCTGCAACTATTACTTCCGGGTCCCTTGCTCCGCATTACGGACTTGAGGTTGACCCAAATTTATCAGTCAATCCGAGAGCGCAAACCGTCATTAGAAAATATGCAAATGTATCAAGCACAAATAATAGGGCTTTGGTTTATGCGGAATATACAAGCAAGGACGGAGATGCTGCATGGGTTCCTGAAGGTGGGCTAAAGCCTTTGATGGATGCGACATTGACAGAAAAAACAATAACCGCTGCCAAAGTGGCTATTGCTGCTAAATTTACAGAGGAAACGCTGTCGGATTTTCCCAGCTTCGTCAATGAAGTTGAAACGGAAATGGTAAATAAACTTGGAATCAAAGAAGAGCAGGGAATTTTGTCAGGCAATGGCTCTGGTGGAGAAATAAAAGGCGTTGCATCGGATATGCCGGCATTCTCTCTCTCTACTTTCTATGTTGAGAAGCCAAATATGTTTGATGCTCTTGTGGCTGGATATTCGCAAATTGTATCCACCAACGAAATGGCTTATCGTCCGAACCTTGTACTGATGAACCCATTGGATTACGCATCCATGCAGTTGGCTAAGGATGCTAACGGTCAATATCTCCGCCCATTCCGATATGGAGATGAATTGATTCAGGGATTGCGTGTAGAAACTACTACAGCAGTGAAACAAGGAGATTTCATCATGGGTGATTTCTCATACTTGAACATTCGTGACTTGTGGGAATTGTCTATTACCTTAGGATGGGAGAATGACGATTTCCGCAAGAATATCGTGACTGTAATCGCAGAGAAGAGGCTGATGTGTTATATCAAGTCGCAATATAAGACCGCATTTGTAAAGGACACATTCTCTACTGTAATAGAAGGTATCACTCAAGGAGCATAAGGAGAATAATTATGGGAAAAGAATATAGAATAAACCTGACTAAGCGTTATAACGTAACATTTGTCAAGGATGGTGTGAAGTATAAAACAGGCGATGAAGTTTCAGTCGGAATGGCTCTTGCGAGCAAGTTTTATGCCGAGGGTAAAATTGAAGCGACAAACGAACTGATTAATGATGCCAGAGCGTTGGGTTGCGAGGAGTTGTTCACTAAACGTAAATCTGCGAAAAAAGATACGGTATGATAATTGACTACGAATCTTTCACCGGGTTGCTGAGTGTCGGGATAAATCCTGACACTGGCGCTCCCTCTATAACAAGAGATGCGGAGTTGGGCAAAATAGAATCATATATTTCCGTATATGAACAGGAATATTTGATTCGTATACTTGGTGAGGATATGTGTAAGGCTTTTACCGATTATCTTAACTCAAAAGAAGATAGCGTTGATGATAAATGGGATAGGCTGCTTGCTATTTTATCAGAAAAATACAGCCCTATTGCTTGCTATATATTTTTCAAGTATATAGCGGACGGTAATTACAGCGTAACAAATGTGGGAACAGTAACTTCTGCCGATGGAGATGCTGTTTCTCCACAAGTTTTGCAAATTAGGGCATGGAATGATATGGTAAATATGAACAAGCGTGTTTATAAACTTTTGCAAGGAAAGGAATATGCTGGTGTATGTTTCAATCCATGTATGTTACGTAAAATAAACTGTATGGGAATATGAAGCCGGTAAATGATATATTTGCGGACATTGTAAAAAAGGTATCGAAAAGATACGGAAGCAATGTGTCGTTTTTATTCGGAGACTGGGCCTACATAAGCAATCAATTAACTTTATGGGGTAAAAGTCCCAAGACAAGTAAATTAAAGTTTCCTATAATATGTCTTTATTCTCCGTTCACGGAAGATAGAAGTTCTGCCGAGACAGAGGTTAGCCTGGAGTTTATTATTATGGTAAACACTTTGAAAGGGTATTCGAATGAAGACCGGCAAAAAACTTCCTTTGAGCAGGTATTGCGACCTATATACAATCTTTTCTTGGATGAAATCAAGAAAGACATAAACATTGTCCGTAGTTACAATGATGTGGTTCCACATTCCTACATTGAAAACTACAGATATGGCAGGGTTGGAGTTATAGGAGAAGACGGGAAGCCATTCAGTGATTTTATTGATGCTATCGAGATGAAAAATGTAAATTTAACCATTAAAGAAGTAAAATGTTATGGCAACAGATTATAGAAAGTGTCCGGGCGTTGCAACTTTTAATACAGGTAGTTCCGTGTGTGTGCTTGACCCCGGTAAAATAAAAGCTATCATACTGACTATTCACGGTCATAAGATACCTACAGAGAAAACAGCGGAAGCCTTTGAAAAGGCTTGCCATGCAGACCGTCCGGGAAGAATATTCCCTATCAAAACGATTGTAGAATATGCACCTTCCGGTGGAGAGGCACAAACTTCTGCTACGGGATACGGTCCTACTAAAATCACAAGTTATTCAGCTAAAAATGATGTATGGACTTTGCAGGACTACGATGCCAGCTTGAAAGCAAACATCATGGTGGCAAAGAATGTGGCATTTGATGCTTATTTTGTAGATGAGAACAACGTCATTTACGGAATGAATGACGGTACGAAAGATTTGGCGGGCATTCCACTGTCCGGCGTTTATCCGGGCGGTCAGGACTGGGATTCTTCCGGTACAGAAGCCAACTTGACTATCGCGACCATGTTCAAGGACTACGAAAAATATATCAAGAACGCGGATGTGAGAGCCTATGATTTTGATGTCGTTGATGCATTGAAAGGGTTGGTTTATGTTGATTTGGTATCAACGGAATCAAACAAGTATAAATTGATTGAGCACTTCGGAAATTTGGATATTACGGAGTATTACGGTGAATTACTGGCAAAGAATGCAGAAAAAGCGTTGGACGGGGCGACAAGTGCTTCTTATGCTAACGGGGTCATTACTACCGTTGGCGAGGACCCCGTTACCCTTGCATCTCCCTCTGTATTGCAAGAAGCCGGAATTACAGGTATTGAGGCTTGGACATGATAGTAGAAGGTGTAACATTCAATGAAGAGAGGGTGAGAAATATGAAGAAGAGGGACTTCATAAACACACATAAGAATGTGTTTTTTCTTGACCGACCGCCCGAAGAAAGGGAGAAAACCCTTTCGTCCATCTACGATGATATAGCATCTTCCGGTGCGGCAAGACAGAAAAAAGATGATTGTATATTATGATGGTGGTATCGTTTAATTAGGGGCGTTCATTCGCCCCTAAATTGTCTTGACTATGGCTAACATTATTGAAGCAGAAGAAAATTTCAGACGGTTTGCTACCGGATTTGAACCGATGATACGGGATATTATGGTAAAAAACAGAGAAGAAGTTTCCCAATATATTGTAGAACAACTATGGTCAGGTATTAACGGAAATGACAAACCATTACGCCCTACTTACCTTAATGACCCGTACTTCAATACCAAAGAAGCAGGGTATTGGTATAAGAACGCCAAAGGCTATGCTGCTTTCAAGCAAAGGGTAGCCCCGCTTATGTATTCTTCGCTGATAAACGCTCCCGTAAGTTCAAAAGGAACGCCAAACCTGATAATTACGGGTGAATTTCACGATTCTATTACAGCCGTACCGATAGATAAGGGGCTAAGGATTGAAAGTGTGGGGATAAGCTTTAGCGGTGATATAGAAAAGAAATACGGACAGGCGATTTACAAGGTCGGTTCTTATGCGAGAAAGGCATTCATGGAAAGGCATATAAAGCAAGGCATTGCGGATTATTTTAGAAAATTCGGTTTATAATGGGATGTGCGTGTGAAAACAAAAAGAGAATGGCAGATATAGCTAAGATGCGTTCGCTTGCAAGAAAAGCCGCAAAGATGGAGGGGAAAGTATATATCCTTTATGAGAAAGACGGGGTTTTCAATTTTTGCCCAAGAGGCGAAATGTTCAACGGGAAACTGATTGAATATGTTTGGTTCTGATATTAAAAAAAGAACACTGTTTTTTGTATAACCCCCGTAATTTTTCTGCCTTTAAATTGAAAAATATTAAAAACAGAACAAAGGCGGGATAACTCCCGCCTTATACAATCATTTCCTGGTTATTATACTCATGTGTGGGTATTTGGTTTCATGAATTGTCGGCTTCTTGGGCTTTTCTCCTTTGAGTTCTGCAAGTTCCGCCTTGACTTCCTTAAGTTCGTTCAATAAATCCGTATATCCTTCCGTCAATCGGAGGATGTGTTGCATCATTGCTGTGCTGATTTCCATAATAGATGAATATTTGTTTTAGTCGTTATTTCTGCCATCTGCCCGCCAGCCGTATTGCTGACGGGGTATCATAACGTGAACGTTGGTCGAACCTCAACGTGCATCTATGCTTGTTTACGTGGCAATATGTTTTTGGGTATAGTTATAGCTGTACGTCATTACTCCGTACCTGTAAATGTTTATGCTTCAATGCTATTTGATTTTTGCTATTTTCCCATCAGAAGGCTTTCCGCCAAATAGATGGTTAATATAAGCAAGACCTTTTGGTTTGCAAAACACCTTTTGGCATAATATGTCAGGGTGGTTGTCTCTGCGTATTGGCGGCAACAGCGTCATTTCAAAGTAGCCTGCGTCAATATACTTTTGTTTCGGCTCGTTCCTGTCTTTGAAGAATATGCCCGCATCCCTTAGCTTCCCGAAAAGGGTGTTCCTCCCAAAACCGAGATTGAGTATCTTTGCGGCTTGACCTATGTCTACCTTACCCTCTGCCCTGAAGGCAGCTTCGGCAAAGTCGGCTTTAGGCTGGAGTTTGGTAATCTTTGCATCTTTCTGCTCGATTTGCTTTTGTTGCTGCTCTGTTTCAATACGGAGTTGTTCCTTTTCCTTTTCAGAAGCTACTAACGCTTCCAATGCCTCAAGATAAGTTTGTGGAGTCTTGATAACTTTTTTCTCATTTTCGAGGTATTCTAAACGGTTGATTATTCTTTCACGCAGAACCGCATCATAACCTGATGCAAGAATAAGACAGCCTTTAGGGGTGAGATTAAAACAAGGACTTTGCCTATTAGACTTGTCAGTGTAAGAGGTCTCCACAAAATTGTGGGCAGCTACTCCTTGTTTGAGTAAGTTCCTTATGTCTCGTAAGATAGCATCATGCCTTTTACCCGTGACCTCTGCTATTTGAAGAGAGGTCATACCTTTCTGATTTGGAATTAACTCATTCGTTGTGTCAAGCATATTATAACGAATTATGATAAAAAGAAACCCTCCGTAGGTGTGCTTGACACAACATACGCAGGGCATAGAAGTCGCAGATTGTTTCCTTTCTGCCACCTTAGAGGGTTTCCCAATATCTTGTACAAAATTTGTTCGCTTTATTTTGCCCAAGAGTTATTATGTTGTATCAAGCACCGCAAAGATAGCCCTTATCTTTGAAATAGCAAACCTCTTATTAGAAAATTAATTATTTGGATTACTTTTTTCTTATTTTTGATTGGTCGCCCAAAATATTGTATTATATTTGCTGTACAATATAATACAATGTAATGCAAATAATAATATGGAAGCAGTAGTAAGAAAACAAACTTCGTTCCGCTTGCGTGAGGATTTATTGCAAATCTTGCAGGAACATGCTAAGAAGGCAAACAGAAGCCTTAATAATTTTGTAGAAAGCACCTTGATGGATGCAATGTATTCAGAACCTAATGAAGAGACGGTTGCAGCCATAAACGAGGCGCGTTCCGGTAAATATGCCGGGGTTATTGATACGACAGATTTTGGCTCATTCAAAACAACAACAGAAAAGGCATGAGCGCAATAGACATTATTCGGGGTATTTTGATATACATGTACGGGCAAGACCACAACCCACCACACCTGCACATTAAAGACGGTGGCAACTGGTTTACTATCACTATCAAAGATAGGATGGTAGAAGGTAAGGGAACAGCAAAGACTATCCGACTGATAAATGAATACATAGACACCCACGAAGCGCAATTACTTGAAATTTGGGAAAAGGCGCAAAACGGTGAGAAAATAGAAAAGATTAAACGCTAAAAATAAAGGTTATGATACTATTAGTAGAATCCGCTGAATACATGGGTAAATACACTCTTTTGTGTACGTTCAACAATGGAGAAAGAAGAAAAGTAGATTTAACGCCACTCCTGAAATATCCGGCTTTCGAGGAACTGAAAGATGAAAGCGAGTTTGAGCGTTACGGGGTTGACGGTACAGTATTTTGGGCAAACGGTGCGGACATTGCCCCTGAATTTCTTTATGAAAATGGGACACCATATAAAGCATAATTATCTTTTGATACAGACGGAGATTGAGCTTCTTAAACTTGGAAGCCATTCCGAACTATTTGGGAAAAAGAAGTGAAAAGCTATTTATAACCAGTCTAAATTACAAAGATTTCCGTTAAAAATATTGTCAAAATGATTTATTAGGAATTACTTTGCAAACAAAACTTAAAAAAATAGATATTTGTATGAAAAATACGATATTTACACTTATTATATTTTTATTAGCGGCTTGTTCTTCTTCTAAAGAAAAAATAGATGCATCGCAATTTGTTGGGGATTACGAATTAAGAAGCTGTTTTGATGAATCTAATTTTTTCCCAGATGCGAAAGGAGGATGTGAAATTATAAACAATGAAGGAGTTGTAAAAATAGAAATGCGAGTAGATAAAAATTCAAATGAGAGCGTTTCTGTCTGTGGATATATTGAAGGAGATAAAGTTAGGTATGATAATGGAGAACTTTTTGGAGAAATTTTAAACGGAAAAAGTTTTTGGATATATCAAAATAATGGAACAGTATATGAATTTTGGAATAAATATTATAATGGGAATAATAACACAAATGAAGGAATTTCGGAGAGATGTATTGCTATAACCAAAAAAGGAACAAGATGTAAAAGAAAAGCTGAAAAAGGTAGTTTATATTGTTGGCAACATAAGTATAATCATTAATTTATATATACATCATGAAAAAAATATTATTTTTACTGACCATTTTAATGTTTATTCCCATTTTGGGAAATTCACAAACTATTAGAAAAAAAATTGCAAAAAAAGGAAATATATTTATCAATAAAACAATTGTAGACGGGGGAGAACCTATATATTTCCTCATGGGGCAAAATTCGGAATATAGTAGAATTATAGATATTGTATCTCCTTTGTATGGCAAGAAAGAAGATGTGATTTCTTTTTTTGAAGGAGCCATAAAACTATACAATACTTATAAAGGAGAAAATGTATCCGATGAAATAAATAATGTTGAAGTAAGTTTATCAAAAGTGCTTGGAAGTACAGTGATATTTGTTCAAGACAAAAAAAGTAATGGGTATTTAACCATGAAAAAAAAAGATTTAGATTTTTTCTTATCAAAAATGAAAGAAGAATGAAAATATAACAAACTGTATATGCATTTCCTCTCAACTGCTTATTTAAACAGTTTATAAATAATAAAGCCAGACACTAAGTTTGGCTTTTTCTTTTTCTCTTCCTTTTTCTGGTTTTCATTTTTGCCTTTCTTATTTAGAAAATTCTAAATAATTCAATATCTTTGTATCACCATGTGATGTTGCATGGCACTCAAAATTAGGACTTATGGCAAACGAGTTTGTAATTACCGATGTAGTAAGCGATAAAGCTTTAAATCAACTAACCAGCCTGACTAATAAATTTACGGAAGTTAAAAAAGCATATGCGGAGTTAGGGAAAGAACTGGCTAAATCTTATAGTATTCCGGTTTCTAATTATGACGACTTGACTAATAAGGCAAGATTATTTGAAGAGATTCAAAAAAAGTTAATTACAACAGAGAAAGAACTTGCTAACATCCAAAATGAATATAAGGCTCTTTTAAAAAACATTGCAGAGGAGACCCAAAAAGCCACAAAAGAAGCTTTGGAGCAGGCTAAAGCAAATGATTTAAATGCGCAAGCAGAGTTAAAAGCGGCTAAAGTAGAAACGGAAAGATTAAAGCAGCAAAAGATGCTTAATCAAGAAAAGAAGAAACTTAAAATTACCACGCAAGAAGCTATTGCTTTGACAAATAAAGAGGTTCATTCTATTAATGAGGCAAAAGAGCAAAATAAACTGCTTCGCATTGCAGTTTCCCAAGTTACTGATGCAGAAGATAAAGACAACAAAGTGCGTCAGCAATTAAATAATCAGATAGCTAAGAATACAGAGTATATACGCAGAAATACTGATTCATATACTAAGCAAAAGATGGCTATTGGGGCATATAAGAACGAAATAAAGGCTGCAATAGTCGAATTACAAAACGGAAATAAGACGTTTAAAAATTTAGGAATTGTCGCCAAAGGATATGGAAATATCTTAAGGTCAAATGTAGCAGGCGGACTCAATGAAGTTAGAATTGGGGTAGGTTCTATGGTAAAGGGAATGGTTGGAGCACAAGCTGTTATCAGTGGGTTTCAAAAGCTCATAGGTTTATTTAAGTCAGGTGCTCAATCTATTGTTGATTTTGAAGCTGCAAATAGCAAATTAGCAGCAATTTTAGGTACTACATCTAAAAATATAAAAGACTTGACAACTGATGCTCAACGATTAGGTGCGGCAACTAAATATACAGCATCACAAGCTACTGCCTTACAAATAGAACTGGCTAAATTGGGATTTTCTAAAAATGAAATTCTGCAATCAACGGAGGGTATTTTAAAATTTGCCCAAGCTACTGGCGCAGAGTTGCCAGAAGCAGCAGCTCTTGCAGGTGCTGCACTTAGAATGTTTAATGCAGACACATCAGAAACGGAACGATATGTATCTGCAATGGCTGTTGCTACAACCAAGAGCGCTTTGTCTTTTTCTTATTTGCAAACAGCGATGCCTATTGTGGGTCCAGTGGCAAAAGCTTTCAATTTTCAAATAGAAGATACTTTAGCCTTATTAGGGAAATTGGCAGACTCTGGATTTGATGCGTCTATGGCCGCGACAGCTTTAAGAAATATATTCCTTAATCTTGCTGATAGTAATGGACTATTGGCTAAATCATTAGGTGGAGCGGTAAAAACATTGCCTGAACTTGTGAATGGGTTAAAGAAGTTAAAAGAGCAAGGTGTGGATTTAAATACTACGCTTGAACTCACTGATAAAAGAAGTGTGGCTCAATTCAATACATTGCTTACTAATATTGATGCGCTTATCCCTTTAAGAGAACAGATAACAGGAGTTGAAGAAGAACTTGGGAACATGGCAAATACTATGGGGGATAATGTACAAGGAGCAATTCTTGGATTGTCTTCGGCATGGGAAGCATTTATGTTGTCTTTTATGGAATCTACTGGGCCAGCAAAGAATGTTATTAATTTTTTTGCAAGAGGTATTAGAAATATAGCCAATGACTTGAAAAATACAGAACAATTACAAGACGATTACAATAATCGAGCTGTGTCTATGGCTCAGAAAGGAATGGCTACATCTGACGTGATAGAGAAGCATACAAATCGTATGCAAAGGTTGTATAAAGAAAAATTAAATGAGGGTATGAAAGCAGATGAAGCTGCATTATCCGCTAAAGAAGAATATCTTGAAACATTAAAAACTCAACTCATGTTTGAGAACAATGCCTATGAAGAAGCTATAAATAATAGAAGAAAAGAAGAAAAAGCATTGGATAATATAGGATTTTTTAAAAAAAATACAGAGCGTTCAAAGGATCAAATAAAAGAAAGTATACATAATTTTACAGTATTAGCTTCCGGAAAAAAAGCATTAGCATCAATTACACAAAGTATAATTGATGAGCTGGATAAACTTGATTTACGACAAACAGAAGCTATTGGCAATATAACACTTCCGTTAACGGATAAAGAAAAGAAAGCTTTGGAAAAAGCCGCTAAAGAGCGTATTCGCATTCGTGAAGCTTTACAACAATCCGAACTGGATTTAATGGATGAGGGATTAGAGAAAGAACTTGCTAAAATATCATTGAATTATAACAAGCGAATTGCAGCTATTAGAGGCAGTTCTAAGGAAGAACAAGCAACCAGAGAAAATCTTGCAAAAGCAATGCAAGAAGCTTTGGAAGATAAACAATTATCCTATGGACTTGATAAAGAAAAGTCTCAAATTGAACATAAATTAGACATTGTAAAAAAAGGGAGCGAAGAAGAATATAGATTAAGATTGGAATTACTCGATAACGAAAGGGAGCAAGCTATAAATGCTGCTATAAAAAACGGAGAAGATGTTTTTCTTGTTGATGAGAAGTACAAAAGAAAACGATTAGATTTAGAAGAAAGGTACGCCTCTGAAAAGAATAAGAAAATACAAGAATCTTATTCTTTTCAATCGGTTATTATAAATGCTGCAATGTCTAAAGAATTAGATGAAGCAGCTGCACAATATTCTCAAGGTTTAATAAATAAAGAAGATTATGAAAGGAAGAAGCAGGAAATAACAGAAAAATATGCTATAAAGCAAGCACAATTAGCCATTGATTTAGCCAAAGAACAACTAAATACACCAGGTCTATCGGAAGAAGATAGATTAAAATTGAAAGAAAAGATAGCACAAGCTGAAATTGCCCTTGCAGAAAAGGTTAGGGATGCAGAAATAAACGCAGTAGATAAATCAGCTGAAGCTAACAAGAGGAAAATGGATAAAATAGCAGAAACTATTCAAGCTATATCTGATTTACTGGGAGGATTTGCAGATTTGGGAACTGCTATTTTTGAAAGAAAGATGGAAGAAGTGGAAGCTGAACAAGATGCTAATGATGAAGCATATGATAGAGAAGTCGAAAGAATAGAAAAACTTGAAGAAAATGGTGCAATCTCCACCGAAGAAGCGGAAGCTCGTAAACGTGCCGCGGAGGATAAAACAGCAAAGAAAAATGCGGAGCTTGAAAAGAAAAAAGCCGCATTGCAGGAGAAGCAAGCAAAGTTTGACAAGGCTAACAATATTATACAAACGATAATGGCTACATCTTTAGCTATAATGAAAGCATGGACTAATCCATTTGCTGCTCCTGAGATAATCCCATTAATTATAGCACAAGGAGCAGTTAGCTTGGCGACCATAATAGCCCAGCCCATTCCCAAATACGCCAAAGGAACAAAAGACCATCCCGGCGGTTTGGCAATAGTAGGTGATGGCGGCAAGAAAGAGGGTATCGTAACTAATAACGGGCTTTTTATCACTCCTGATAAGCCGACATTGGTAGACCTTCCGGCGCATGCGCGGGTAATCCCTGATTTGTCATATATCTATGACCGTAGAGGACTTACATCGGATTATGGTTTATTGGAACAAAAGCTAAAGAATATGAGAGAAGAGGGGATTGTTGTTAATGTAAACAACGATTACAGCCGACTTGAAAGAAAGATGGAAAGTAATACCAAACAATTGCAGAACATTGGTCGGATTATGAAGAAAGCCAACCATATTGCGGATTATAATTGGATTTCAAGCAGAGTATAAGATATGATATATAATGACTTAAACAAAATATGCCTTTCCCGCTTTATAGACATATTCCTGGGGGATATTGATAAGGTTGTTCAAGGCGGAAGATATAGTATCAGGGAAAAGGCTTTGGCAGCCGAGAAGCTATGCAATGAATATTTATCAATAATAGGGGGAAAGTCTGTTTCCGCCCAAATAAACCGGAAAAATGAAGTGCTGAAAATTCAGATCCGATTAAATTGCCTTGCCATATGTCAGGAACTCATTTCTTCCGGAAACTGGAGTGATGCTGTAGAAGTCATGTCTGCTTTGGGTTATAAATTCAGAGAGGACGAACATGATAAGATAAAGAACCGGATAAGCAGCGTTTCCGCTTCTGACAATTACCGCCTTGCAAAATTGCAGGAAACATCTCCGGATATAGGGAAAATAAAAATGGATAGGGAATATTTTACCAAAGAACGCGTTTCTTTAATGTCCCATGTAAAAATGCACATTGATGAAAACACGTTCTCCGCCAAAGAATATGCCTATATGGTCAGGCGTATGTGTGATGACATAGATGCCATGATACGTTCAACTTCAAAAAAGAAATAGATATGTATTACAGATGTGAACTGTTGATAGGCGGAATGACATATGACGCCACAAATGAGCTTGTTAATTGGGACGATGTAGAGATGTCTTTCAAGAGAGGGGATTATGACGGAGTTGTTCGTAGTTTTTCCACAAAATTTGAGTTTGCCAACGGCGCTTATTCGCTATTGCTGAAAGAATATTTGTCGAATTACCTGAACTCATCCGCAACACTCGTGTTTTATACCCGAAATAACTCATGGCTGTTAAATGAAAAGTTCAGATGCGCTTTGGACTACTCCACATTTTCCTACAATGATACGACGTGCGAAATAAATGCCGTCGACAATAGTCTCGCAAGCTTGATTAAAGCAAAGAAAGGCACGCAGTATGAATATCCGGTAAAAGAAATAAAGGAGTCCCAACCTTTGGATTATGACAGATTGTTGATGAACAGTGATATAAAATGGTCTATACCAAGTGACGCAGAGGAGCCTAATGTTTCCCATGTAATGACTGCTTATCCTAATGCTTATTATACTATTCCTTTTTATATGTTAGGACAACCGGAAATTGCGACAAAGGACATTGTAGAGGTTTTTGATACGGCTGAAAGCCGATTTGAAAGTACGGAAAGTCTATTCGGAGAATATCTGTTCAAAAATATATCTGACAGGGATTTGACCATACGGATAAAAGTAAAATTCAGTGTATTCATTACGTATCAGAGACCGGGCGTATCCTTCCCGATATATATACGGCTTTCCTCTTATAATGAAAATAGTAAAGAACTTAAAATATATTATCAATCCGCTACAATTCAAACATTTAATACATACACTGTCGATATTGATGAGAATTTGACAATATCTCCAGGTGAGATGATTAATTTCAATATAGCACTTGCAAAATCTGACCCTATATATCAAAATTTTCCCGTTAATTTTAAATTCAACAGTCTTGACACACCGTTAAATATAAGTTTTTCCGAGCGTGGAAAATCTGTAAAAATAGATTGTATCAGTCCTAAAGTATTGCTTAACCGTTTACTGAGGTCTATAACTGATAAGAACAATGTAACGGGTGAAATCGCCACCGGAGTAGATGAGCGTTTAGACATGGCGATGATAGTTCCGGCAGAAAGCATACGAGGACTTCCCAATGCCAAAATATATACATCTTATACCAAATTCGCCAATTGGATGAGCGCGGAATTTGGGTTTGTCCCTGTAATCGGTGACGAGAAGGTGACATTTGTTCATCGTGATACTTTATTCCAAGATACAGAAATAAAGGACTTGCAGGACAGCACTTCCGATTTGGAATACAATGTGAATGCCGGACTGGTTTATTCGGGGGTAAAAGTCGGGTATGACAAACAGGATTACGACAGTGTAAATGGTCGCGATGAATTCCGCTTTACCAATGAATACACCACCGGCATTACATTGACAGATAACGTATTGGAATTAGTTAGCCCATATAGAGCCGATGCTTATGGTATGGAATTTCTTGCGGAAAAAAGAGGTGAAGATACGACTGATAGCGACAGTGATAATGATATATTCTTTGTTGGAGCGTCACTTGACGGAGAAAAATACAAGCTTGTAAGGGATGGATATATAATATCCGGTGTCATATCTCCTTCTACTATGTTCAATGCCATGTATTCCCAAAGGCTTATGATTGAAGCAAACGCAAGGTATATAGGTGCTTTTGCCAACGCGTTGGAGTTTACATCATCTGACGGTAACAGTGATGTGACAATCAATGGAGTTAGCGAAAGGTCGAGCATTGTATTGGAAAACAAACTGTTCACAGTAGGAGAACTTTCCGTCAAGACCGGAGATTTGGAAATACCGTCAGACTTGAAGGGTTACATTCGGGTGGAAAGGAACGGACATATTTATAAAGGCTACGTAAAAAGTGCAAGCTATAATTATGGACGACCGGAAGCGGTAAAATATTCTTTGATAGTCAAAAGTGTGGATTAATAGATGAGGAGATTCCATATAAGTCTATCAGGCACTCGTTATTTTACAAGGTATTATTTGGAATTGGTCTAAATAGTATGTATATTTGCGCATGATGTGTGAAGTTGCACATCACTATAAAAGGACGAAAGGACATGGTAAAAGTTGGTGATGTTTGCCCTCTTTTTTTCTCACCTGTAAAAGATAAGTTTGGGCTTGATATGGACTATATTCAGAAGTTCCACGCTTCTGATAAAATCCATATACAGGTATTCACTAATGCTTCTGAGGAAGTTTCAGCGAGCCTGAACAATCTTGCCGCAGGAAATTCTACACCAATATCACTTTCCACATATAATCATAATGACAATGTAGTGATGTATTACGCCATTCTTCGAGACTTGGAGGATGCCGTATATACGGTTACAATCAACGAATATACATCAGAACCTTTTATCGTATGCTCCTCTGACGACTTGTTAGAGGAAACTGTGCTTATCCGTTATTCCCATAAAAGCAATAACTCCGCTTTTGATAACATATTTTGGGTAGATGATATTCAGCAAGTATTTAATTTTCGTGTGGAAGCAGGATTTAAACCTGGAGGATATTCCCCTCGAATAGATAATGAGCAATATCGCAACCAAATGCAAGAGATAGAAGAATTATACGCAGTACCTTATGATGTATATAATCTTACAATAGGAAATTCAAACGGCGTCCCTTATTGGTTTGCAAAACACATAAACCGTATTTTATGCCTTTCTATGGTGGAAATTGACGGGACAAGATATGTCCGTTCGGAAAGTTCTGTTCCGGAAATGACGCAAGTTATTGAAGATAGCCAGTTGTTTCATATAAATATGGCTCTTGAATTACAGAATAACGATATTGCAGGTATTGGCGGCTCTCCGGAAGCTGGCTCTTCCGCCTCTTTCCCTGCATTCCTGATAGACCACGCCAAAGATGGAGAGATGTTGCAATTCAGCGCAGAAAAAGCTGCATTTACTAATGTTGATAAGGTTGAGGTATGAAAAAAAGGCTTAGTAAAATATTATGGTTTGGTGATGCTCTTAATGAAAACAATCAGGCAGCTCCCCCTGCTTTATCTCCGAGTGATGAAGAGCATTTACAAGGTCTGAATCTCGGGGAAATATATATATGCGTCGCAGATGCCGACCCAGCACTGTTCATCAGGACTTCTGCCGACCGAATTGTCTACTTTAAGGCTCTTGATATAGAGGCTTTATCTAAGTTCTTTATAAGAAAAGACAGACCGGACGAAGCTGGATTTTTAATAAAGTTCTTGGGTGGATTATATTCTGATTATATCCAGTCCATGAACTTTTCTTCCGGTGCTCTCGGTGAAGGCTTTGTTATTAAAGTAGACAGCAAGACGGGTAAATCCTACATTGAAGTGGACGAACTCTTTGTGCGTATCAAAGCGATGTTCTCCGAACTGGAGATAAAGAAACTCTCTTATGCAGGCGGGAACTACATGTTCACCGCTGCCGGAATGAAATGCGGAAAGGTTGAGGAACACGAGGATTTTTGGCGGTGCTATCTGCTGGTTGATGATGGGGAGACGGCTATCGAGAACCCGTTCAAGGAAGGCGACCAGGTACGTTTTCAAGACTTCAATATCAAGCCGGGTGTCTACGAGAATGTATCCAACCGTTACTATTGGCGCCTATGCGTAGGTGTTGGCGAGGACTACATAGACCTTAGCAAGACGGCCTGTGATGCAAACAGCGACATACCGCAGGAAGGTGATAGTCTTGTACAACTCGGAAACAGAACAGACAAGAAGCGTCAGAACGCAATCACCTTGTCCGTATATGGCGATGATGCACCGAGTATCCACCAGTATGCAGGAATAAATTCTTATTCTTTAGCAGGTAAGGAAGTGACGGTTATCAGTCCGCAAGGCAACAAGTTCATGGGAGACTTTATCTTGAAAACGGGAATAAACATTATGACCCAATTCAAGATACTGGAAGATTTGATTTACTCTGAAATCTCCAAAGTGCTTGACGAGGTGCAGGCAAAGGATAATTATCTGTACAATGCATCATTTGCAAGCAATACGAACGGTTGGGAGACAAAGAACGATGTTCGCTTCTTTACTGTAAACGGAAAATTCTTATTAGTGAATGGGGAGTTCTATTCCCGTAAGGACGCTATGGCTGCCATTATCAGAGATGGGGATAGAAACGTGCTTCGTATCCTTTCTTCCGGAATTAAACAGTCAAATGCTGATTTAGCCAATAAGCCTACCTATGAGGAAGGGGAAGAACCGAAGAAGTTCTTTATCTCTTTCCGGTATAGGGTAGCTACAGCCGGAACGCTGGCAATAGGATTTCCCGGTCAGAACCTGCATTTCACCGAACGTCTTGAACCGGGTGAGGAATACGCAATGAAGGAGTATTCCGGCACATGGGACGGAACGGGCGACTTCGAGTTAAAGTTTACGGGGGATATATACATACACTCGCTGGCTCTTACCGAAAACGCATTCGAGGATTTGTATACTAAATTAAGTTCCGAAATAAAGCAGACTGCGGGAAGTATCAGGCTGGAAGTAAAGGAACTCTCGGAAAGCAACAATCAAAGGTTCTCGCAGATTGAGCAGACAGCGGAAAACCTCAAATTGTCTGTTACAAAAATAGAGGAAGATGTAACGCAGTTGGGACTGGATATCAATGGAGTTACTGAGGAACTTAAATTATATGTCAAAAAGGACGGATTAGGTTCAGAAATCAATGTGGCACTTGATAACATTTCCGTGGTTTCCAAAAATATATACTTTACCGGAAATATATCCGCCAACGGGAATGTGTCTATTCAGGCAGACGGGACAATAAAGGCTATTGGTGGATATTTTGAAGGAGAGATAAATGCAAACAGCGGGGTGTTTAAAAATGTAAGAACTCCTAACAACTCTTTGGTGATAGACGAAAATGGGAATGTTAGCATTGTTGGCAAAATATCAACCGCTTCGTCAGGTACAAAAATAGAAATAAACCCAAATTCAAACAGCCTAAAATTTTATAATTCAAAAGGATATGATGTGGGTGGAATTTCATTCCTTGATAGTGGAGGCGGAGGTACTTCTGTTACTTACCCAAGATTAAAATTGGACAATATAGCAAGTGATGGCAACTTAACTGCGTCTACTACCCTTTTTGCAGGGTCATTGTCAATGATTTCAAATTTAAGTGGTTCAAGATACCAGGTGTCTCTTGGCATCAGCGGACTTTCTTTTTATAAAGATGGAAGATTAACTAAATCATACCCAAGCTCATGAAAAAGATAAATTTTAAACAATTACTGATTGCTACGGACATTACCCGTAAGCATTGTGAAAATATAGATTGTAGAGAGAATTTTGCGAATGTATTATACCGGAACGGTAACGGTATCGCATCGCATGCACTCGCTTTGAAGATATACAACTCCAATGAAGAGACAGAGTATAGTGATGAAGAAGTGGTCCTGATACAAGAGCATGCAAATGCTTTTTGCAAACCTTTCTTCATTGACGCGCTCAATCGTGCTATCAACAATCAACCGGAAGAAGCAACCGATAAACAGGAATAATTATGGCTTGGACAGAACAGGATTATCAAGAAATAGTTGCCCGTCTTATGGCTAACTCCATAGGGGTTAATGAAGTACCGAATGCGGACAAAGCGGATGATGTAACGTCATTGCCTGCATTTAAACCTTCAGGAAGCAACAGTGAAGCTTCTGTGGTCAATTATCCTTTAGAATTTTTGAAAGGAGAAAAAGGCGAGCCAGGTATACAAGGCGAACCGGGAAGCTCTTTCCGTGTAGCCGGCGAATACGCCACCCTTGAAGCCTTGAAATCTGCCGTTCCCGATGGTTCGGCAGTTGACGGGTTCATGGCTGTAGGCACGGAAGCCCCTTATGATTACTACGCATGGGTGAACGGTGAATGGGTAAGCCAGGGGAAGATTGGCGGCATAGATGAAGCGCCAACTGATGGAAAGGCATACGGTCGTAAGAATGGGGATTGGGCGGAAGTTCCCGAGCATTTAAATCTTACATCAGAGAATTTAAACGATATAAATGGAGCGGGGTTTGCTACGCAGAGAAGCGCTGCTGATTACACATCACCTGAAAATAATTATCCTATTAATGAGAATGGAGCATTGATTTTCGCAAACGCCAATTATGGTCGTTCTAATCAAATCTATGGCTCTTATCTAACTAATAGATGGTTTGCAAGAGGTAGTGGTAATCAACAGGGCGTTAGGACTAATTGGAAAGAGTTTGCATTTACGGACGACGTCCTCACCAAGACCAACACTTCATCATTCACCCCTACGGGCGATTACCAGCCTGCAACGAAGAAGTATGTGGATGATAAACACATTATGCTTACGATTACAGATGAAGCTCACCAACAGTTAATTTCAAATCAAGAAGTTAAAGCAGGAGAAGCCGAATCAAAAATAAATCTTGTATTTGGAAGCATTGATAATTTTAAAAATATTATACAGAGATTATTAAGTGATAATATTTTATTCCTAAAAATTACAGAAAAAGAAATCTTTAAAGTAAGTACGAGTCACACATATTGCAATCCCAATAATGGAGCTTATGAACTTTCGTTTATTTATACTTATACTTCTATTGCCGATGCAAATAATATTAGCTTAGTTACAAAAAGAATTTTTATTGCATTGAATTCAAATGCTACAAATTTTTTCGTAGTAAAAGATATACTCGTTTCCGACAACCTCACCACCCTCACCAAGAAAACCGCTGCCGAGTACGAGGCTATTGGCTCTAAGGATGACAATACAGCATATTGTGTAACCGTTTAAAGGATAATGATTATGTTAAAAATAGGAGAATTGACCTCAGGGCTATTTGCTGGAGATAAGCTGATTGCAGGCAAAGAATTTGATATTAAACAACTTGTTGATAATATTACATTTGCAGATGATTTAGTACATGAAGAAATTAATACACAACTTATTCTTATTTGCAATCTTAGTAGTATCCCTATTTATTTATATCGAGATTCAGTAAGAACTGAAATAAAAAAACAATATATCGAATGGTATTCATTTAGAGCACCTACTGCTATTAGTCTTTTTAATGAAGATAATACTCCAATAAGAGCTATTACACAAAAGGAGTCTATATCCAATAATTTTGTTACAGAAATAACTGATTCTGTCGTTAATAATGGCGATAGTGTATTTGATATTGCAGATAGTACAGGGATTTTCGGTTTGGGTTGTGTTCTAATGAATGCGTAAAACAATAATATTAATAAAATAACAAAGTGTTTACTTTTTTGATTATGAGAGTAAAAGTATTTTATGAAAACTGGTTTGCCAAACTCATCCTCTTTGGCGGCTACACAACTATAATGCTCTTCGGCTTCATCCTTACGAAGCTGAAGGAGTTGTCCGAAACGACCATACGTCATGAACGGATACATCAGAAACAGTTCTTCGAGTGTATGGAGATAGCGGCTATCCCGTCCGTATTGCTGGCTTTCAATGTCAGTGCATGGTGGCTGTTACTTATCTCGCTATTCTACTACATTCTTTATTTGGCAGAATGGTTTGTAAGCTTCGTGTACCACCTGTTTACAGACAACAAGATTGGGGACGGTAAGGTCAATAAAAACGCTTACCGTGCGAGCGCATTTGAAATGGAAGCCAAACTCAACCAGGATAATCCGAACTACTTGAAAGAACGTAAATGGGGTGCATGGTTCAGATACTACGGCAAGATATGAATAATTGACAAATAACGATAAGATGAAAAATAACATTATTACCCAAAGCATACCGGGTGGTTTCTCGGTAATAGCAAGCAGTTTTATTGCACAGTCATTGGAACACATGATACCGTGGCTGATAGTGACATTTTCAGTCGTTGTATGCGATTTGATGTTCGGGATAAGGAAATGCCTGCTATTGGGTGAAGAAGTACGCTTTTCCGGTGCTGTGCGCCGTACTATGGGTAAAATGGTGACATACTTTGCCTTTGTTTGTATGGTGGTGATGATAAACATTGCTTCCGGCAATAAATGGAATATTGATGTGTATTCATGCTTGTTTGTCTGCTTCATAGAGTTCTGCTCTATCATAAGCAATATCTTGAAGCCAAAGGGATATAATTTCAACTTACTGAAAGCGTTGGGATTGTTCGGAAAGAAAGTGCTCGATGTCGAGAAAGAAGATATGAATGAAATAATAACTAAAGATAAGGAGTAACAAAATGAAAAAGAAACTGATTATCGCAGCGATTGTTATCGCTATCATCGTGGGAGTTATGCTTTACATGCACTACACACCGTTTTGGGTGAACCTGACTACTGTTGTATCATTCGGTGTCGGTGTTGTTGCCGGATGGGTGGCTCGTGTGGTTTATGACAAATATTTCAAGGAGGACGCGCAGAATGAAAGTATTGATTGATAACGGACACGGAAGTAACACTTCGGGCAAGTGTTCTCCGGACGGAAGATTGAAAGAGTATGCGTATACCCGTGAGATTGCCATACGTTTGGAAGCCGAATTGCGCAAACAAGGCGTTGATGCCGAACGTATCGTCAAAGAGGAAATAGACGTTCCTTTATCGGAGCGTTGCCGTAGGGCGAACGAATACAAGGCAAGTGACGCAATTCTCGTATCCATCCACTGTAATGCAGCGGGAAGCGGCTCTGAATGGATGCAGGCACGTGGTTGGGAAGCGTGGACTTCGGCAGGTCAGACGAAAGCCGATAAATTAGCTGACAGCTTATATGCGGCAGCCGAACGACTTTTGCCGGGTATGAAGATACGCAAGGATATGACGGATGGCGACCCTGATAAGGAAAGCGGGTTCTACATCTTGAAGCACACGAAGTGCCCGGCAGTCCTTACAGAGAACCTATTCCAAGACAATAAGGAAGATGTTGGCTTCTTATTATCGGAAGAGGGCAAACGGGCAATAGTGGACTTGCATGTGCAGGGAATTGTGAACTATTTGAATAACTCTAAAAAGTAAACATCATGGCAGCAGAAGTTTTATCATTTCAAAAAGAAGAAGGCAAAACAGCGTATTACGCAACGTTTGTCAGTGACGGCAATCCCGTTACCATACAGATAAAGAACAAGGGCGGAATGGTGACTGTATTTGCCAATATCGAGGGCATGAATCCTATCCCGCTTTCCCCAAATGCCAATCAAGCCTTAGGTCCTTCCAATGTGATATTTCGTCTTATTGGCATAGCGGCAGGTATGGAAATTACAATAAGAAGTGCTACGAAAGTGTCAGAAGCGAAAATGATTAAAGAGGAATAGCCTTATGAAACCAATCACTATCCCTTACATCAGCATTCCTATAATCGGCATTCCCGTAATCAGCATACTTACCATAGGGTTTCCCGGTGCTGGCGGAAATAAGCCGCATCCATTTCCTGACGAAGGGTATTTATTATTGTCGGATGGCACTCCGTTATTGTTGGCTAACGAAGAGCCGATATTGCTTACAAGTAAAAATAAATAGTAGTATGGAAGAGAAAACAGAAAAAGGACAACAAATTGGACAACTCCCCAAAAGAGACGTTTTGACGGGTAATGAGCAGTTTCCATTTCAAGAAGACAGAGAAAACGGTTCTATCACCCCTAACGCCCTAAAGAGTTTCATTAGTTCCGGAAAAGGTGGATATATGAGCTATATAACCGAGTATAATGTTTCCATTCATCATCCTTCATCCGGGATTGATGGCAGTAATAGATATACATTAGAAGGTGCTATTGTTCAAGTTCCGGAAGATATAAGAATGGTTGGACTAAAGGTGTCATTCTTGAACAATAGCGGACTTGTGGAGACATGGGAATTTGCAGGTGGAGTATTTGAAAATATCGAGAACTGGAAATCAAATGAAGATAAATTGACTGACATTAGAGATGAAGCAATCAGTAAAATAAAGGAAGTTGAAAGCGATGCTATTTCAAATTTCAGTTCCCAGCGTGTTACCCCTGATATGCTGTCCGAATCAACCAAGCAGTTTATTAATGCAAGTGGCGGCGGTACAATAAATAATCTTGCGGACGACGAAGACCTTGTATCTGTAGACAAAGGGGAGAACTTAAGTGTTTTAAAATTTGCTGACCGTGCTTATAATCCTGGAATATATGTGGGAATGGGGTATAAAATCTTGCGCAGGAATATTATAGACGGTAAAAATATACTTACACAGGATATGATAAATCAGCCTCATACGATTTATATGATTCAGTATGACTATGATTTGGATGGTACAACTATTAAAATACCTGAAGGGTGCATACTTGATTTCCAAGGTGGAAGTATTGTTAATGGAAAGGTCTTTAGCGATAATAAAACAACAAGAATCGTAAATCCACCTAAAATAACAGAATCTAATGATAAAATATTTTTTGGGGTGTTTTTTGATTCAAATAATGGTGAGTTGACTTATAGATTTGAAAAGATTAATAGACCTTTTGAAGTTGTAGGTCAGGTCGCTACAACAAGAGCATCTAAAGAATACTGGAATGCCAGAAGAATTGGGATAAATAAATATAATATATTTTTACCTCATGTATTTTCAAACGGAGAGTGGAGTTTTGGTGATTCTAATATAGAAGAGGCCATAGAACTGTATAAAAAATATAATATATTTATGTATAATATTAGATTTGAAGTTAGAACAGATGATTTATCAGATGATAGGATCCTTGAATATTCCAATATGGTAAAGGATAAAATTGATAAATTAATGGCTAACAATATTCCTGTTGAAAATATATTTTTATCCAATGAGACTCCTAATGTATATAATAATTACAAATGGACTTCCGCTTTGATAGAACTGTCGGATTGGGTTAGAAAAAAAGGCTATAAAAGTGGAATATCTCATTATACAGGAATGCCATCATCTATTGAATCTTATGGTGCTCCTCAAGAATATAATTCTGCAAATTTTGACAAGTATGGCATTAATCTATATCCGTCATTGTCTCCAAAGGGCAATAATGATTTGGGATATAAGCCTAAACAAAGTGATATAATCAAGGCTCACAATAAGTTTAGAACTCAATTTGATTATCTTGTCGATAGGGGATACACTTCAATGACTATCACAGAAACAGGTTTCAGTGAATATAATAATGGTATGTACAGTGTAGATGACCGGACTCTTCCGATGGATACAACAGGCTATATTTATATAACAGCTTGGAAAGAGTGGTTGAATATTCTATCCCATTATGCTTCAATGATTGATTCAATGGATGTATGGGTTTCTCCTGAAATAGACAGAACTTCTGAGGCAATGTATAATATTCTTCTAAATTTTTAGTTATGAATAAATTAGGTCAATTAACTTATAATAGTTTTTTAGATAGTAGTATATGTGTTAATTTTAATACAGAACGGGAGAAATATACTATAATTGCTGCTATAGAAATGCCAATAGCAGGTTCATTGGAATTTGTATGGTATGATTCTTATAGAAAGCTTGAAAATGGATATTTTGCTTATGATATTATATCTAAGGTAAATCTTTCGAAAACTTATTCCGAAGACAGTGAAAAGCCAAGATATGTTTGGTTGAATCAAATAAGCCATGATGATGAACTTTCTACTTTAAATATTAAATTATATAAAAAGGAAGACAAATATTATTTGATTTGCAAGGGAATAAACTCCAATATCACAGCATTATCTATAAAAAACTTATATACGGAAAGGCCTATAATGTTCACATTCCTTAATTTATTTGTAGACACTATAGATGATTATAATATTCCGGCGGAAGTAAAAGTATTTACAGTAAATAACACTGTAATTAAAAATATAAAACGAGAAAGTGCAATAACTAACAGTGTGATACCTGGATATTATAATATATGGTCTAAAGAAGGACTATTACATATCGGAGATTACGAAATTAATTATTCTATACCTCTGTGGCTTTTGAAATCTGATGATAAGTTTATAGGCTCTACATCAGAGCGTCCTTCATCTCCTCCCCTTGGATTTTCCTTTTATGATACGTCACTTGGCAAGCCTATATGGTGGAACGGTTCTTTATGGATAGATGCCAGTGGAGTTTCGGTGTAATGTTTTCTAATTGTTTAATTATTTATGGTATGAAAAATAACATCTTAGGTGCGGTGGTATATCTATCCACCGCCATAGTATTCGGTGGCAGCACTGCACTGCTGATGCTCTTTATAAAGGAAAACAGCGACCGTTGCCACTACTATAACGGCAAGTGGAACAAAACAGACTTGCTGTGTGGAGCTGTCGCAATATGTGCAGGCGTGGTTGTTAATCATTATCTGTTGAAATTATGAAGAAGTTAGTGTATATAGTATTTCTTATATTAACGGTGTGTTCTTGTAGAACGAAGACTGTTTATATGCCGGTTGAGACAAAGGTTCTTGACAGTGTGGTTTTCCATGATACAACATTTCAAGAGAAGCTGATACCGTACAAGGACAGCGTATCTGTTGCCGATACAACGTCATTCCTTCGCAATCCATATGCCTATAGCTATGCTTCATTTAGCAACGGGATATTGAACCATTCATTGGGCATTTATCCTCATGCTACGGTAACGGTCAAAATGCCGTATTTTATCGAAAAGATAAGAAGGATTGAAGTGCCCAAACCTTATCCGGTAGAGAAGGAACTGTCGTGGTGGGAAAAATTTAAAATCAATTACGGTGGTGCCAGCATTTCGATAAATCTGACATGTGTTTTGTTCGTAATTGTTTGGCTCACCATAAAGATAAGAAATAAATTAACGATGTAGAAGTCGGTCTGTTACTGACGCTCTTTAGGGACTTAGAGTAAAAAGAAAGCCCCCAACGTTCAAATAATTATTGCCACATAAAAATTTGAAAAAAGCATAAGACACCGCACGTTGGAGGCTTTAATATCTTCAACACGGTATCTTATGCTTTGTTCGTATATAATCAAATATTTTATGTGGCAGGGCAAAGATAAATATAAAATTCAGAAAAACTATGTGTAAGTCAGAAATCTTTGCCGAAACAATCAATCTTGTGGCGCAGGAGACCGAAATACCCGCCAGCCGAATACTATCTTCGGATAAGGATACGGAAACCGTAGACGCCCGCTATTTGCTTGTACAGTTGCTTGTCGAAAGGGGAATGTACCCTTCACAGATAGCTCCTAAAATCCACAAGACCAAACGCGCGATAAACTACATGATTTCCAATTTTCAAGAACGTATGGAAGGCGGGAAAATGTTGAGAATATATTGGGAAAACATTAGGAAAGCGTTGGGAAACAACTGATTTCATGGCAGTATCGGTATTTATACTTTTGTGATGCGGTTGATTTTGACCGTAATACAAAATATAAATCTCTATGGAAAGAACGTATGTCTTCAATCAAGACGGGAACAACGGAAATGGTGGCGGAAGCAAATTCGACATCATGGCTATGTTGCCCAACTTGATGGGAAGCAAGGGTGTAGACCCCGGACTTCTCGCTTTACTGAACCAGGGACGTGGCAGCCAAGACCAATGGGGCGGCTCGTGGTGGTTCATCTGGATTATCCTTTTGTGGTTCTGTTGGGGCGGCAACGGCTTCGGCAACCGCTTTGGCAATGGTGGCGGTCTGCCTGCTGAGCTTAACGGTGATGTCGGTCGTGAATACCTGATGTCAGCCATTCAGGGCAATGGCAATGCCATCAACCAGCTTGCTTCTTCTTTGAACTGCTCTACCCAACAGTTACAGAGCGCCCTGTGCAACATCCAGGGGCTTATCGCCAATGTGGGCAATCAGGTCGGCATGTCTACCCAGCAAATCATCAACGCATTCCAGTCCGGCAATCAGGCTGTTCTTACTCAGATTGCAGACTGCTGCTGCAAAAATCAGGCAGCAATTGAGCGTCAAGGGTATGAAAGCCGCTTAGCAAGCTGCGAAAACATGAATACGCTTACGCGTGCAATGGAGGGTAATACGCGTTCTTTAGCGGACGCTTACCGTGAAGGCTTCCAAGCACTTGTAGCAAAAATGGATGCGACAGAGGCGCGTCGTCAGCAAGAAGCGTTGGCTGCTAAAGACGCTGAAATCTCTACTTTGAAAGGTGAAATTTCACAGCGTAATCAGAATGCAACTATTCTTGGAAACGTAACGCAACAAATTGCTCCAATAGTAGCAAGTCTACAAACATTGCAGGGAGAGGTGGATAAAATCCGCTGTTCAATGCCGCCTACAGTAGCAGTGCCATACCCGCAATTGCAAGTATTTAATCCGGAGGTAGCTCGTGCGGCCGCCTACGGTGCATATATGGGAGATTCGGTATATGCACGCAGTGGGTGCGGATGCAACAATTATTGGGGATAATTAGCCATTAGGTAAAGAGTTCTTTGACTTATTGATAAGGGTTTCGTAGTCGGAAAGATACATCCATTGATAACCTTTGTGTTGTTTGGCAATGCCTCTACAACAACGGCTAACATGAGTTTGTATAAATCCATCTTTTGCTGTTGAACAGGCTGAATCATATTTAGTTATCAAAACGCCATCTTTTAACATTACTACGGGTCTTGTATTCCATGTTTTAATTCCCTTTTTATTGACAGAGTTTTTAATTCTTGTGAAAGGGTTTAGCATATTTAGAGACCTATTACACCAACGGAGGTTTGATACTCTATTGTCTTTTCTATCACAGTTAATATGGTCTATTTCTTTATAATTCATTGGATTAGGTATAAAAGAATTTGCTACTATGCGATGTACAAACATTGATTTGTACTTCCCATTATGGTCTACTAATTTCATATAATGATAGCCATAATGATTCCATCCTTTTAATAGGGATGGGGCATGAGTAAATACACAAGTTCCATTCTTTGATTGGTAGGACAATCTTATAACCCGTCCAAATGAAGAAACTTTATAAAGACCTTCATATCCGACTACATCCCTCCATTCCTCACCTTCAAGAGATACACTTTTGATAAATTCTTCGTTTGTCATTGATTTTACCGAATTAAATGATGCCGAAAATTGAAAAATGGGAAGGGCTTCGGTTTACCCTTATCAGTTGGTCATGACTCCAACCTATCCCGATTGTAAATATAGTAATAAACAATTAAATTACAAAAGATTATGGCATTATTTCCTTTTAATAATTGGGGCTTCCCGTTCCCTACTATTGGAAGGGCTAATTTCAATACCCTTCCTACGGTAGCCGTAACGGTCGGCACGGAGAACGTGACTTTGGAACTTCCTAACCATGCGTTCCGTAACAGAAGCTATGTAGGCGGTTTCTATGTCAGTCTCCGCCAGGCGATACCTGCCGGCACGACTGCTACACTCCCGATACTGATAGGGACTAACGGGGATACAAGACCGTTGCTGGCTTACAACAATGAGCCGGTGACTGTCGGCAACCTTGCCGGAACGGGCATCTACGAAATCCACTATAACAAGTACACCAATGAGCTGTTCCTTGTCAACGGTGGGTATCGTCCGACAACCGCATCGACACCGACTCCGACAGCAGAAGCAACCGCTCAAAAGAGCAAGTAGTTAACATGGGGCTTTGTGGTTGTTTCCAAAATGGAAATAGCCACACCCTTTTAAAATCAAACCAATATGTTTCAATCACTTCGTACCAATAACCAGTTGTATATACTTCATAAGGATGCTAATCCGTTTATCGAATACGGTCCGGTAGTCAGCGTTTCCGCTCCCAAGCCGAAATATCCTATGGCATCCCCTATGGGACAGTTGCCCCAAATGGAAATGGTTGTGGATGTCGTTGTCTGTATCAACGGGCAGAACACGACTTTTCAAAATCTACCTGCTGGCATGGATATAGCCGACTTCGGACAGAACGGTAATATCGTAGTGTCATGCTCTCGTGATGCGATGAATAACGAGGTCGCTTCTATGAAACAGAAAAGCATAGACATCATCAATAGCATGGACTTCCACAATTCCGTTATTGCGGGATGTGACAAGATGCTGACGCTCTTGAACCCTGAATTTGCAGAGAAACAACGTCAGGAACAGGAAATATCCTCTCTGAAAGGGCAAATGGCGGAAATGAGCAAGAACATGTCCGACCTTATGGAATTGAACAAACGGCTTATGGAACAGCTCGGAGTTGCTGAAACATCTAAAACAAAGAAATAATATGGGAATGTGGGAAATATTGGAAGAAGGACGCGGAGAATATGACCGTGACTTCGGTATGAGAGGCGGTAATCCTATGGAAGAAGCCTATAGAGAGGGTTGCCGTCATGGTTACGAGAAAGCCATGCGTGAAATGCAGGGCGGTGAAATGGGCTATCGTAACAGCGGTAGTTCACGCGGTGGAAGCTATAGCGGCGGCTCAGATATGGGCGAACGCCGTATGCCGGGTTACTTCCCGGAATATCCGATTTACAACGAACGCCGTGATTCACAGCCTTACGGTGATGATATGGGCGAACGCAGACGCAGACGCGCCAACGGAGAGTTCATGTAATGGAGAGGGGATTATTCCCCTCTTTTGCCAATCACTTAAAATCAGGAAAATATGAAACAAAGATTAGATACATACGACAGAATACCGCCTGCAATGGCTGATTATCTCAGCCAGTACGGATGGCATTTCAGCAAGAAGATGTGCCTATGGGCTGTTTCCCGCATGAAGATGGAAAACAAATCTACGGGCAAGGAGGAAAAACTTGAACCAATCAGCAAAGAACAGGTAGAGGAACTTCTTAAAAAGTACAGTATAAACCTGGAGAAGGATGCAGGGTACGACAGCGTTTACGTGGCAAACATGGCGAAGTCGGATTACTACAAAAGTTCTATCACTGACGAAGCCCATCTCGCATTGTTCATTAAGGATTACATAGATGATGTGGACGCTTACAATGGAATGCCTTTCACTCGGTTCTATGCCGACTGCATAGGCTCCGGCAATCCTATCATGTGGGAACAGATGATGTAGCCTATGATAATACAGGATTTTTACATACCGGATTATGATTGGGAAGTAAGGGTATATTATGCGGTGGACTGCTATTATACCGACCATATCATCGCCGACCTTCAGCGGGTAGGATGCAGGGGGATGGATTTGGTGAATGCCTATAAGAACATGCGCTCCTGCAATCTGAATACGGGTATCACTTACTCCAATATCCGGAACAGACAGACCGTAATGGTTATAGCCCTTACCTCTTCCCCGGCAGAGTTTCAAAACTCTTTCGACCATGAAAAGGGGCATCTATGCCGGCATATCTCACGGGCGTTCGGCATCGACCCATACGGGGAAGAGGCGCAGTACCTTAGCGGATATGTGGGACAGAAGATGTTCCCGGTAGCGAAGAAATTTTTGTGTGAACATTGTAGACGTAGCTTATGTGGAAAATAGTACAAGCCATTTTATCAGGCAAATCACGGGAAGAAGTATATAACATGCTTTCTCCCGAACAGAAAGAGACGTTGAACAGCCTTGCCATAGCAAATGGTATAAACCGCCAACAACGTAGAAAACTTGAACGTGATGCGAAAAAGGGATTACATAGATGAACTGCTTGAATTGGCGGACAATGTCCTTTACATGGACTATTGCCGCCTTTTCCGGGTTATCCAATGGAACGTTTAGAACGCTTTGAACGGGTTCTCCATTGGATTATACCGCTTGCTGTTTTGGTGAGGGTATTAGCTTGGTGTCTCTAATTCTTTTACTTTTTGTAGGGCACAGCACAATACATATATGGTACTCATGTTCGATTTGACAAAATCTGTATTCCCGTCATCTACGTATTGCACATAATCAAAAGCCAGTTCAATAAGCTCTTCCCGTAATTCTTCGGGAGATATGCAGTCTTTGAATAATTCGTCTATTGCGCTAAGGTCGTATTGCTTCTTAGCGGATGTTGTATTTCTTTCCATGATGAATATTTGTTTAGTCTTTTAAGCGGGCAGGCTGACTGCGCCTACCCAAAATAATATCAATTTATCTTATTCTTGCTAATTTACCGTCTGATGGGTTTCCACCAAATAGATGGTTGATGTATGCTAATCCCTTTTGAGTACATGTCACAACCATTACAATAAATCCAGGATGATTTTTTCTCGGTATCGGTTTTTCCATAATCTCAAAATATCCTGCATCAATATACTTTTGTTTCGGTTCGTTCCTGTCTTTAAAGAATACTCCTACTTCACGTAGCTTCTTGAAAAGCGTGTTTCTTCCATAGCCTAGATTGAGTATCTTTGCGGCTTGACCTATATCCACCTTACCTTCCATCGTAAAGGCTTTTTCAGCGAAATCAGCCTTAGGTTTAAGTCTTTCTATCTGTTTTTGCTTTTTCTCGTTCTCCAAAGCCAAACGTTCTTTCTCTTCTTCGGATTGGATAACCATCATGGCAAGTTCCTTACGTGATAGCTCATGTTTGTTTTCTTCACAAGCAATGAAGTATTTTCTCGCTTGCTTCCCTCGTTCGTTATTCTCAAGCATGGAAAGCTCTTTTGCCATGCTGATTGATAGGGCGTATTCTATTTTGCTAACTTGCTGGTTTTCAGACTTTATAAAATTATGATGTCTGATATTCAATAAGTTACCTTGATAGTCGAAATAGAGCGTTTCAAAATCTTTGCCTTCTACAAAGTCGTATTTATTGATACGTCCTTTTATCCAATCAGCAAATTGTTGTTTACTCTCAAGAAAAGAATGTAAGTAACGTGCGTTAACGGCTTTTTGTCCGTTGTTTTCACTGATAGGGAGTAGTTCTCCCAAATTGTTAATTTCTGCCATATTGTATAAGGTATTTTTGGCATTATAGGGCTGGTAGCCTGCCCATATCCGGCTTTTCGGATAGGGCAAAAAAAAGCAATGCCCTGACCCGTTACCTTACACCTCAATAGGGCAGGGAGAGCATTAACTTCTCCACACGGGGGTAGCATTGCTAATATCATATAGCAGCAACTATGCAAGCATAAAAAATGCCCGCTTATGGCAGGCTTCCGCTTGCCTTTGGATAAAAGTTGAACGCTGCAAATATACCTCTAATTTCTATAACACCAAATAAAAAACTTAATATTTTACTTTTCTACCCCATATCATCGCGTTATACAGCGAAGTGGCATACATCTTAATCTCATCCTTGCTTTCAAGGAAATCAACCTTAGAGGCTGCTATCATAGCCTCTGCATAAATCTCTTTGTTTAAAATATTATTCTCTTTCATATTATCTGCATTTAACTTTTGTAAGTCCATACTTAGCCAATCTTAGATATATCGTCCTTACACTTACATCCAACATTTCAGCCATTCTGCGGGGCGGCATGTTTTCTTCCTTGTATAGCTTGGTAATGTTTTCTTCCGAAAGCGGGTCGACAAAAGGTTTCTTTGGCTCTGTTATCCCCATCCGTTTACGTGCTTTCGCTGCATATGCTTCATTTTGTTTGTCTTTTGTGACGTAAATAACAGTGGTCTTGTTAAGGCGTAGAGGGAATAGCCTTCTTTCCACTTCCTTGTGTTGTTCGGCAAGGCTTTCTGCATTCCCGTTGACCGTAGTGTCAATCTTCTTGTATTTGTCCGGGATGCGGGAATGTCTGTCTCTGATTATTCTGTCTGCTTTTCTCATGGTCTTTTACATTTTTTAGAATGTTCGTCAAGTAAAAGTTTGGAAAGCTTGTATGTCACAACAATTATGCTGACCGTCATTGCGATTGCTAATACAATTCTAACCGACAAGAAATAAACAATAGCCCAATGTATGAAAATAAGCATAGGCAGGGACAGTGCTGCTATAACGCTCGCTATGATTTTGTTTTTCATGTTCAATGTATTATACTAAATTTATGATACCATTTATCTGCATAACTGAACCATCCTATAATGAATGATTTACCGAAGAGGGTTACTTTGTATAGTTTACTCATGTGTTTCTTTGTTCTTTAATTTATCAAGGAACTTGCTATCTCCCGAATAATTCACACCGATAGCCTTTTTACTTTCAACAATCTGTTCCAAAAGGGTTATAGCTTCCTTTTTCACTTCTTCTACTTCATTATAACCGCAGGCTTTATCAACCAACTGCTCCATAGTCGATTTAGGCTTGGAAAGCTGTTCTTTGAGCTTGTTTAATCTCCAGTAGCAGTAATCAATTGTGGCGATGTGCTCTAATTTACTCATGGTTATATTATTCATTTATAATTAATTCACACCAACTATTATCGCTTTCCCAAAACCATTGATAGCCGCCAGCGTGTTTACGCTTTCCGGAACAGCAATTCCTGATATTACGGGCGCAAATGCCAGTCTTTCGTTCCGCATCGTTAGAGGACTGGAAAACACCTTGTAACCGTCCGCTCTTTATGGCTACTACTTTCTTTGCATTGCAGCCCGCTATATTAGGGTTTCCCGTTCTCCCTAAAGCTAATCCTTTAATCATACTTTCCCTTTTATGCGAAGGGATGTAATCATCCCATTTCTTCCCCTTGTTATGAGGGATACTTCCTTTTAAAAACCGCCCGTTAATAGGGTTGCGGTTTAATCGCTGTGGAGGTATATATAATTCATTCATCTTTAAATTCCAGTTTTGGGTTACTGATAGTCTTGCTATTCCTTTTCTTTGTCTTAACCATTCTCCGATAAACATCATCAATCAATTGCTTAAGCTCATTGACGTAGCTTCCCATACTCCAGCCTTCGAGTTGACACACCATTAAATCAAATTCTATTTCTTGTAGTAGCTTTACTTTAAACCTCTCGCGTGCAAAGACATTTACCCGTTGGCGCACATTACGGTTAATCATCGGGTCTTGTTTGGGTTCTTTGTTATTGGGAGTGTTTCTTTTCACGGGGTAGTGGTTGTCTGCTATGTTGTTAACATGAACATTCAGAGCTTTTACAAGAATTCTTACTCCTCCGTTTAAGACGCTTTTCCCGTTTGTGTAAAAGTCGTATCCGGCCAAAGGAGAGCCAGTATGCTTGTCAATGGAGAAACCCTCGGGTGGTTTATCATAGAGTTCCCAATTCATGTATTTACTCATGGTTGTACCTTTCTTGTAACTCTTTCAAAACAATCTCCACACCTTCATCCAGTCCTTTCTTGTAACCGGATACACGCTCACCTATATTGTAGACCAAGCATCCTGCAACGATAAGAATAACTCCTACAGTCCTATGCCAATAGGGCAGGGATACACTGAACGGTGAGAATGTCAACCGGAAATGCCCGATGAATAATGCTGATATGATGAATATCGCAAGAAAAAATATTAGGTTTGCTTTCATAATCATATAAGTTTTAATATTTCTCAAAATTTGGGATTTGTAAATAGAAAGAGTTTCGAGACATGGGAAGCCAACACTTTTGCTCCTCATTGCACGTATTCCAATTATCTTCCCCAAATTCATCATTTAATGCTTCCACTATCTTATAGGCTACATCTTTTACAAAACGAGTATTAAGCATCCTCTTGCCTTTAATAACGATTGTAGGTGTATAGAATGAAATTTTATACTCTCCGCCATTTTCTATCGACCAACTACCTTGGGCTACTGTAATATGCGGATTAGTTTCGTTTTTATACTCTTGTACTATACTTAGATAGCCATTAAAATAGTTGGCTATTAGCTCCGACTTATATACTTTTAGTCCCGTTGCTTTTTCTAAAAGTTTTCTAAGTCTATAAGCATCATTTACAACAGGGTCCATTCTCATATAAGTTTTAAAGTTTCTTGTATTCCGGCTTCAAGTGCTTCCTCGTAGCTTTTATAATGCACCAAAGGCCTGTCGGATAATCCCACTAAATCATGGTTCGGTATTGTTAGTATATCATATATCCAATAGTCTCCATACATATAGGATACTTCAACGTGTAGCTTCTTGGTTTCACGCAGCCACTTTTGTGTAACGGATTGAGTAGGATGGGAACATACTTTTATTGGTAACTCGCTATTTGTTCTATTGGTACCATATTGTCTACTATCTTCAATATTAATAGCAATCATACATGGCTCATTAAATCCTTTCTCTTTCAGCAGCTTCGCTGTCTCTAATGTTACAAGTTCTTCGGTCATGGCTATTGTCTTTTCAAATTAATAATCTTCGTTTCGTAGTTGTCAAGCCCCTTTTTATGGGTACGGATAATCACTATACTATCATTGAGATAAGTTACGCCCCCCTCGCTTGTACGGTGTTCTATAGGGTATTCTCCAGGGTTGTTGCACCCGAATAGTGCAACTGTTGCCAAAAGGATAATTATTTTCTTCATACTTTAAAGTGTTCAATCAGTTCGTTTACGGTAGCCTTGTGAATAGCGTCCAAATTCACGTCAATATCATTGTAAACCCAATAGGTAGAGAACTTGATTTCCGGGCACAGAATCCATTTATCTCCATCGGTAAACCATTGAAACTTATCTGTATCATCTCTAAATGCAGCGATAGCCAAGAAAAGCTCTTCGTTGGTTCCGCAATCAACACTATCGGTTTCGTCAGAATGTGGAATGTTACTGAAAAACTCAACACTATATAGACTGTATTCGGGTCCAGTGAAAATACATAAATCTTCGTTAAGTTCCGCCCCAAATAATCTATATCCCAACTCCTCCAACTTCTTCCGAAGCTCCGGTGTACTTTTTCTTATAAAGCACGGTGTTGTAAATCCCATAGTCATTCCTCCTTATCTATCTTAATATCTGTCACTTTGCCACAATTAACGAATGCTTCGCAACCAATAATGGCACAAACAACATTAAACTTCTGACACATAGATAGCAGTGAACATCTTTTACAGTTAATTTTATATTGCACCGCTTTATGCAGCACTCCGTCTATTATTATTCCGTTCTTTATTTCCATAGTTATAACGTTAAGATTATATTGGTTTTTATATGCTCTATGGGGGAAGCAGTTAACGCAGATTTTTCCTCTTCTCTGTGTATATAAATAAATATATTATTGGCTTTTAAACCCGTTTCTGCTTCAAGCTTTTCCAAAATATGAGCTATCTCCATTTCGGCTTTCGCTTTCTTGTTTTTTGCTTCTTCTATATTCATGGCTATTTCCCTTTCAATTTCTTTATTAGTGCATCAGCTACCCTCAAAGAGCCTATTGCAATATCATCATAAGTTTCACTGTCATCGTTTATTCCTAAAGCAATACAATACCCTTGCATAGCGGATTTTGCCAATTCATAACGCCTTTGCTCCCAATCAATAGTTTCAAAATTATCAAAGAAGTCGAGTTCTGACACTTTGAAATACCTACCTTTCACTAAGGCAGTCCCATCATCATATAAATCCTCAACCTCCACAATTTCTCCAGTTGCTTTTATTTTTGCTTTCATAACTGATTAGTTTTAATATACCTGTTTTCAATACACCAACACAACATCTCGTAGGCTACATCTAATAGATTTCCGGCAACTTTAAAAATGAATGGTTCAGATATGCCTCTTTGGTAACTTATAGCCCAAGGACCAGAAAAAAGAGGTTCAACGCACATCTTATACATTACACCGAAGTCATTTATGTATCGCGGTAACTTGCTGAGAATATCCTGCAAGGTGTAAGTAAATTCTTTTTCTCGTAATGATATGTCTGCATACCCCATTACATGAAGTACCCATTCGTGTCTTGTGGCAGAACCTCTTTGAAATATCATACTTGCATCACTCGTATCTAATCCAAGTTCCTGCAAATGTTTCATTTGGTCTATTGATAATACTTGTTTTGATTTCATAATTCCTCCTCCAATTTTTCCAAAAGTTCCTTGGATAGTATTTCACAGTAATAAATATTGTCTATCATCGCGTCGTTAGAACTCACATCCGCCTTAAACCTCTTAACGAGTACCCATCCATACCACTTTTTCACTTGAACGTCAAAAATATGGCCATATACTCCATGTGTCTTAATTCTGTACTTTTCCATCTCTTGTATTTTTCTCGAAACATTTCACATCCGGATAGAACCAGTCCAAACTACCAGCTATCCCGTCCAGCCATAAAGCACATACATATCCGCGAGAACGGTTCTCTCTATCTACCACATGGAGATAATGCTTGCATTTTTCACAGCAAATATTGTTGGTTTGTTTATCCATAATTCAGTCTCCTTTCTCCTTAATCCGTTCCAGTACATCCTTGTTGGCTTCAAGTATCTCATCGAAAGAGAGGATTTCGTTTTTACCAACATAATAAAACATAAGACCTCTGCTAACCATTGGCGAACGTCTTTTTAATGAGTTGAAAATAGATGTTGTTGGAATATTCATTTTAATTGAAGCATCTTTTATTGATTTGAAAACGTAAGCAGTTTCTCCATGTATGCAACAAATCTTTTTTCGATAACTATCAGTCGCATGCCCATAGGAGTTATTGTAAGACCTTGTACACCATTCCAAGTTATCAACATTATTATTTAAAGGGTTCTCGTCTTTATGATTTACCATCTCTAAATTTAAAGGGTTTGGTATAAATGCTTTTGCAACAAGCCTGTGCACAAACATTAGTTTCCTTTCCCCATTAATGCTAATTGTTACCTGAACATATCCATGAGAATCTATAGAACCTTTCATTATCCTTGGATACGCTCGTTTCCCCCATCTACTAAAAATGCTTCTAACTCGTCCAAAATTACTAACTTGATACCCAAACACTCCTTTTGTGTCTTTCCATACCTCTTTCATGTCATTATAAATTTAAGAGTTTATGAATATTCTCTATAACTTCTCCGTCTGTCTGTGAATCGTCCTGCATGATTGATTTAATCCGATTTGCAAGCCATTCAGCACCGGCTTTGAACCCTTGTTCAATGTCATATCTATCAAAATCGAAATGCAATCTATATTTCTTTGGAACTCCACGTTCTTGACATTTATCGTCAGCATATTTCCTTGCTGCTTCTTCTACTGTCTGTTTCATATCACTGTTAGTTATACGTTAATCTTTAAAAGCCAATTCTCCATTCATAAGTAATGGCAGCATTGAATCTCTAAGTTCGGAAAGAAGCCTATTCTCTTCATTATTTAGGTAATAAATATGCTGCTTATACATATTCATAAAGAAAGGCATGATGCTTGACAATATTTCCTTATCAGTATTCTCAATACAAAATACTTTACTATTGGAAGATTGAATATACTTATTCTCAATAATTTTCTCTTTTACTTCGTAATTCTTGAATGATGCAAAACTTTCATTCATAGCTTTCACTACTTCATTGGATGATTCGCAATCTTTTATAATTTCTGTAAGTCCAAGACGTTCAGCCCATACCTTATTAACTGTCACCTTAATAACATTACGTTCTCTGATGACACGGTTAATATCTGATATTATAGCGTTGAAGTCTCGATGAATAGTTCCTTTTAATTCTATCGGCAGATATGAGCCAATAGTAAGATTGTATCCCTTTTGCTCCAGTTCTTCGATTGAAAGCCTTTTAGAGAATGAATCCTGTTCTTTTACTGTAAGTTCGCATATAGCAGCAATCTGTTCATCTGAAAAAGTATTAAATTCCTTTTTATAGATGCGGTTGTAATGAGAAGCGCCACCTTCTCCACGTTGTTCTCTTACTTCAACAGATTTCATTCCCTCCGCATTAATCAGCATCACATCTTTACTCGTTTTCTTCTTATCAAACAAAAGTATGCAAGTCGCTACAGAGGTAGACTCAAACATCTTTTCCGGCAAAGAAATAGCAGCTTGCAGCCATCCCTTCTCAATAAAGTATCTCCTGCACTCTTTCTCTTCTTTGCTTGTAAGCACACCTCTGGGAAGAATCAACGCACATCTTTCACTCCTTTGCAGGCAATGCGCCACGAAAGCAAAATTACAAGTGTATTTCTGAGGTAAAGCTTTGATTATTTCTTCAGATACAGGAACTTTTAAATTAAATGGCGGGTTGGAAATGCCTACATCAGCTTTTAGAAATTCTGTTTCCGGAAACATCGGACGCTGTATAATTCCATATATTGAACCTCTGATTACCTTATATGAACCGATAATATCACCAGTGAGAATATTTTTGTTTACCACTGTCGCATCAATATTACGAATACAAAGATTAAACAGAAGGATAGGCAATACATTCGTATCCAATTCTTCGCAAACAAACTTTAAATCCGGATTAGTGCACCACTTTTGAATAGTCAGAGAACCGGAACCAGCGCAACAATCGTACACAACTTTCTCGCATGGTGTATAGCTAAGAAAAGCAACCAGCTTAGAAAGAGATACAGGTGTATAATCCTGTTTCTTTTCCTTTCTGTCTGCGTGGTAGAACTGATATACCCTTTGCATCCAATCTACAGTCAAATCAGGGCATAACTCTTTGTACTTCTCAAAATACAAAGTGGGATTCTGAGAAAACAAAGCAAACATAACCTTATCAGGCAGTGTAGTAATACTGCTACATCCAAAGATGTCACATATCTTTAATGTCAATTCTTTTAATTCCATATTTACTTTTTCATTTCTTTCTTTTTGATTTAATCTTGATTGGATTGTTTTTTATTCCAGTACCGAACCATTCTAAGCGGAAACCGTGTATCCGGAGCCAATATTTAAAAGCGGGGATAGTTGTCTGTTTCATATTAAATCTCCTTTACAATTCTACCATCGTCTAACAACGTGTATAGTTTACCCTTATATGTCAGAGCGAAACACCATTGGCGGGCATACTTCAAATACTGATGCAATTTGTATCTGTGCGGGTGTTTCTGCATCTTTTTTTCTATTCTTTTCTT